GTGTTGTTCAACCCCAGATTGTTTCCACTGTTTCCAGTGTTGTTCAACCCTAAATTATTCGCTGCTGCGTTGTTCGCTGCTGCGTTGTTCAACCCCAGATTGTTCACTGCTGCGTTGTTCGCTGCTGTGTTAGATTTACTGGATAAGAGACGCTTTCTCGAGATTTTAATAGGTTCATGAACATTCATGTACCTCAAGCGCTTACCGATAGCATCAAAAATTTGATTCTTGGTCATTTGCTCGGTCTTCACTAGACCAACTTTACGTGCAATTCGCTTTAAGTCGGTACGCTTCGATGAAGAGTCGAATAAAGCATCAAAATCTTTAGGAGTTAATGGCGATTTCTTATCGATTAAATAACTCATTTTCGAGTCTAAAACCAGAGGGGGTAGGGGTAACTTTCCTCCCTGGATGTCATCGTATACTTGACATATTTGTTCTCTTGTCAGTTTAATAGAGTGCCCAGTATTCATCTTAATGAGTTTTCTGAGATCGGCTATTTCCGCGTTTGGATCACACGTGTCCATTTTATATATTAAACTGACAAAAAAGTTTTGTCTGTAGAAATCTACATTTATTTTAGTTCCGTTATATAGGTTTCTTTTTTCTTATTAGAAATATTAGCGTTTTTGACAAACTTCTTAAGATTTCTGGTTATACCATTAAGTGGTGCTTTTGGTAATTTTAGTTTATTCAAGTATGTCTTTTTATCCTTAGAATTTAGGGGTAATTTATTCACAATTTTTTCAAGTTCTTCTTTCTTAATTCTGAAAGCTTTGGCTGCTTTTGTACGATCTATCGCACGCTGACGGTTGTTAGACTCTCTCTTTATAGTAGCCTTTCTACCCATAGTTTTTTGCATGCTACGTTGAATTCTCATAATTTGTTTTCTTTCGGATAAAGTTCGAGCTCTTCGCTTTAGAGCTGTTAAATTTTTAGTTTTTTCTCCAACAGAACCTTCAATACGTTGTCTTTCTTCGTTAGTGAGATTTAGGGTGTTCAAATATGTTCTGAGTTCACCCTTAAGACGAATACCTCTATTCTTGACATTTGTGATAATACCTTCCGCTGCCTGTATTTTTCTTTTTAGTGCATCTAGATCCGTGTTAAGTTTTACCTTGACGATAAAAGACCTTTTCATACCAGCTGTGATTTTAGTTTTATTCATAAAAGTTTTGAGTTCGGTTCGTTTCTTTTCCACTATTTCAGCGTCGAGTTCACGTTTAACCTTTTCAGCCTCCGCGCGGATTGTTTTAGCTGTTTGGGGTGTGAGTGTATTTGTAATCTTTTTAAGGATCGGTGTATCTTTATTTCCTAATTTTAAAGACACCACGTAATTTCGGGTTTGTTTTTGTAAATCTAACTGTTTTCTTGCCTTTTGGTCTACCTGTCTAGCTTTCTTAATAAGTATATTCAGGTCTCCTGGTTTATCCCTGAAACGTTTAAGAAGTTCAGTTTTAACAGCGTCGGTTAAAATAAGCGTCTTCATTGTTTCGGTTAGAGATTCTCGATTTCTTTGTTTACGTAGACCAGTCGCATTCAATCTTGACATGGTTAACGTCTTTTCTGGTGTTCTGTCAAATACATTTAAAATCTTAGTGGTGTTAGTTTCACTTAGACGGAGGGATTTAAGATGATTGGATAATTGTACACGTTCATTAGCTCTTTTTTCATCATTCCTCCTCTTTTTCAGTGCTTTAGCTTTAGTTTCATATGACAATACAGTACCAGATTTAGTGTTGAAATTTTTAAGTATCAAATTTCTATCAGCTTCATTAAGTTCTAATGGTTCAATGATTTTTTCAATTTTGAGCCTATCCTCAGCAATCTTTTCCGCGACTCGAGTATTTTTTAATATTCTAGCCTTGTTCAACATATTTGCAAGTGTACCTGTGTTATTGAATTCATTCATTATGTTTTTTTTATCTTTGACATTCATGTTAAGTTGTGTTTTCATATAATCATAAAGTTGACGCCTTCTGTTTTTGTATGCCTCGATAGCTCGTTGTTGTTTGAGTTCTGCAACCTTCTTTAACATTTTATTGATTGGTACATTTTGTGTAGTAAATTCATGTATAAGTGTTGTTTGATTTTCTTGTGTCATATTTCTTACTGCACTTTGAACAGATGCAAATTCTTTATTCCTTTTTCGTTCAATTGCGTTCATAAGCTTTGCCCTCACTTCTTCACCTTTCTGTAAGCTGTTAATTTGTCCAGTATTTATATTAGCTTTGACACCACTTTGTAATACCATATTTGATATCTCTTTACGAATAATAGCTACATATGCATTAGAAATATCACTATTTAATTGTGCAACATCATTAGCATTTTTAATATTCTCGATTCTTTTATTACGTTTCTCATCCATGGGTAACATTTTAGTGCTATTTTTTAGTCTTACCCTTTCATTCTTCAAAGCTTTTAGTGTGTTAGCTTTAGACATATGATTATTTATATAGTTTGGATACTTGTTATAGTTGTTCAATAATTTCTTGACCTTTTCATTACTATTGTTAAGACCCAGATTATTAGTTAAATAAGTTTTGAAGGCGTAATTCTGGTTCTTCTTCATTTTATTTTCGATATTCTTTTGAGCGTTTTTCATACCTTTCAGATTTTCGACACCCGCCTTGAGAGTGTTTAAATTTACCACACCTTGATTGTAATTTCTAAGAATTTGAAATTTATTGACCCGATTGAGACCAAATTTAATGGTGTGATTTTCAAGTTCTTTTCGTCCTAGAGCACGGGGTTCATTACGAGTTTTAATCGCCATGTTTGTAGCAGATTTCTTAAGTGGTCCAAAATCGACCCAGAAACTGTTGAGTGCTACAGTAATTTTTCTTCTATTTTCTGGTTTTAGTGTTAATCTGTCTAAATAATCTATTAATTCTTCTTCTACTTCAACCCATCTTTCTTGCGTACGCATATTTTTTATAACCTGTGCTTCATTGATTAAAGTATTTGGTGCGATATATGTTTTTGTGTATTTGTTCACAATATGCTCTATATTCGATTCATCAAGTTCATATTTTTGGAGTTCTTCAATTAAGTTTGGTAATCCCTGCTCTCTCTGTGCTTGAAAAATTTTAATAAAACGTTCATTTACTTCCTTCTTTATAATATTGATTGGTTTGTTGTAGAGTGTGTATTGTTCTATGAAGTATATATGGTCATTTGGTGGCAACCCCACATTTGTCATATGACCTACAAGTTCGTTAATTTTTTTCTGTTTAGTTTCCAATTGACGAACATAAGCTGTATTTTTCTTGTGCGCGAGTGCAGTGGCATTTTTCATATTTTTAGTTCGTTTGTGAATAGCAGATTTGATCCCTTGTGAAACATTTTTAACATCTTGTATGGTATTTATACTACCAATTTTGGATACCAAAACTGGACTCACATTTAATGTCGCGGCTATAGCATAAAGCTTATTCTTCGTTTCCTGTTTGACCATTTCTTTTGCCATGTTAAGTGTGTTCACATTACTGATTTTGGTTAAATTACCTAACGCACTAATGTTAGCTTGTAAAGCAAAATTTGACAGTTGTTTTTTATTATTTTGAATTTTCTTTTTGTATGCATTTTCAATCTTTTCACGTGCACCCTTCACATTATTCGTAATATTCAAATTCAGAGAAATTCTCTTAGCCTTTTTAGTTAAGTTGTTCTTTTCAGCTTGGAGATTCTTTTTCTTTTGTAAGAGGTCATCAACTTCCTTTTTTATGTTAATGAGTGAAACATTAGTCGTCTTGAATTTATTTATGAGTCCCGTTTTATTGATATTTTTAAACTTAATGTAAGCACCAAGTTCGCTAAGTTCCTTCTTTCGTTGAGTATTTTTAAGATTCTTCTCTAATTCAATAACATCTTCACGCAACTTGGGTATATCAACTTTCACCAATGACATTCGGTTGATAAAGACTTGTTGTCTGTTTAAGGGGAGTGTACTTTTCTTAACGAATTCTATGAAGTTCTGTTTATTCTTTGTGAGAGCTTCAATATTTTTTTGTTTTTTGGTATCATTCATTTTGAGTCCAGCATTTTCAATTTGTTTTTTGAGAGGGACGAGACGATCTATGAATACAAGTGAACTAATAGCTCGAGAAAAATCAGAAGAGACATTCTTTTCATTGGATAATTTTGCAAGTGCAACCTTACTAGCTTCAACGATATCTAATTTAACAGCGTTCAGTTCAACCTTATTTTTGATGGCTGCGATACTACCACTGAATGAACCCTGAATACCAATTTCCTTTACAATCTTTTTCAATACGTCTTTTTCATTATTGATCGTATCGACACGTTTCTTTTCACCCGTTTTTTCGATGGTTTCTTTTAAGGCGTCAGCCTTTTCTATTGTGTCCACAGCCGTGATGCGCTTAGAAAAGTTTGCAGCCACCTCAAGTTTTTTAGCCAATTGAGAAAGTTCACCTCTTCTCACACTAATTGTTCGTTTTCCGGATACCTTTTTTAAACGCCTAGCTTCTTCGATAAGTTTTTGTACAGATTCTTTACCGGGTTTAAATTTAGACATAATTTTGGCTTGTAACGTTGAACTAATACCGATACGACTAATGGATTTTTTCAAAAACTCGCGATCTTTGGAGACGGCTTCAGATTTTTTCTTTTTTAGAAGAGATACAGCATTCTGTGAGAGTACTTTAACACTTTCTCCATACTCGTCGAACCTTTCGAGAAGTTTATCTTTATTTGCTGTATTTATCTTTAAACCTGCCAGGAATTTTGAAAGTCTTCCACGCCTCTGTCCTATATTTTCCCGTTCACGAATCTTTACAAGTTTATCGGCTCGAGCTTTAAGTCGTAAAAGAACGGTTTTTTCGTCAATAAGTCGATAGAGATCTCGTCTATCCCAAAAACCTAATCCTAAATCAGCAATCATAAAACGGAATTGTCGTTTTTTCTTTGATATTTCCTTATCTTTTCTCTGCTTATTTACCCTGACAGCTTCTCTGAAAATGGTTTCAGGGGATAACCTTCCTTGTTGGACCCTCTGTTGGTAAGACGCCACGTCTGCCTTACTAAGAAAAGGAAGTGCAGTCAGCCTTATTTTGAATGTATCCACATCCATCTATATTAAGCTGACAAAAAAGTATATCCTCTGTTGAACAATTGTATTTTTTCTTCATAACTCATATTGAAATCAAACACGTCAGTGTCTCCGACATTAATTTCTATAAGTTCGATTGGTGTATTGTATTGCACTCTATTAGAAAGTGCTGAACGAACTAAACAATCTACAAATTCTTTGGGTGTTTGTATATCTTCTTGATATATACGATTCATCTTAATTTTTATACACGTAACTTCGTGTGGTTTTTTATCAAAAAATGGTGAAAGGGGATATTCCTCTTTCATACCACCATCTACATAAGTCTCACCATTATACTTACCACACGCAAATATGAAAGGCACTGCCATACTCATACACACTGCATCTATTACCTTCATATCTGGATGTGTATCTTTAGAAAAGTATACAGTCTCTGATGTATTCATACAAAACGCTGCTATATACAGTTTCATATCTATTTCTTCAAATGTTGGGTCTGAACCACAAATTTCTACAAGTTTTTTACGTATAGGTGTCATGTCAACAAAACCAAATTTGTTAAAAAATGAGCCTATACGTATTTTAACAAAATTGGGGATATTAACCGAAAGTGAAGTTTCTAGAATTTCATCAACGGACATCCCCAAAGCTAAAAATAGTGCTAAAATTGCACCGGCGGAAGAGCCGGATATCTCCTTGACATCAACAAGTTCCGTCTCTCGTGCTTTTAGGGTGCCTATCAGGGAAAATATACCCATCGAAGCTGGACCTAACACGAGATATTTCATCTTCCTACTTAATAGAATTGAGGAAATTGGCGACGTAAAAGCGCAAACACGATCGCGAACACGATAGAGTGAACGAGAACCGCGTTCAGGCTGGTCTGACCAGACCGAAGCACCCCACCGGATCCGGGAGGGAGAGTGAGGAGAAGACCGGGGCTGAGCACAAGGAAGAGCGCAGTGGTCACGATAAGGTCGTTGCGAGTGAGGACGAGACCCATAGCCTTGGCGATGAGACTGTACACAAGGAAGAACACGAGAGCGTGGAAGAATGTGGCCATTTGACTTGTTTTTCGGTTCATGAGAGAAACCTTGGAGCCGTCGGTAGTCAAAAGAAGACCGGGGCTCAGAGCCAGAAAAAGAGCGGCGGGGATGGCAACCTTCTGGGATGTAAGGTTTGGGAGCATTTAATATACACTCATATAATTTTTCGCAAAGTTGGTAAAATCATTAAACGTTGCACCACGCAACATCTCTTCATGGAGACCATTATCGTTTATACTGCGCCTGACATTTCTCCAAATGTGAGCAAGTCGGTCTTCATACCACATTGTCTGCTCCTGATATTCCCATGTTGTGCGTCTCAAATCTGTGTCATGTTCAATATAACAAAATTCGACAAAATCACAAAAACGCCCTGTATGCTCAATTTGGGCATCATACAAGAGTGTACGGATATTGTTCCACATGTGGCCTAGTTCGTCTGAGTATTGGACTTCCCAGTCTTCGATATTCAGAGGAGTGTGTTCATCATTGAACTCGTCGTCATCACTGACGTCGGGATCAAATCCGTTATTGGCTTCGTATACGTATTGGCTCCAAACCATGTTTATTTACTTATCTTCCTTCTCGGGTTTATCTTTTATACCAGTTAATGAAATAGAAGTAGATTCTTTTGTTTTAAGTCCATCTTTGATGGCATTTAGGGCCCCTTCGACCTTTGCTTCGTCTCCATTAAAAAATGTTAAAAGCCCATCTCTCACTGCATCCTTATTCATACCCGCCTTTCGGACTGATTTGCGAATGCTAATTTTACCTTTCCTGAGGTTGATGGTATCAATACCCTGAGAAACCATATTTTTCTTAACTACCTCCTTAAGGCGTTTCTCCTCCTGGTTTAGGACTTTGATATCAGATTTTGCTTCAGAAAGTTGTTTTGTAAGGTCTACGAGCTTTGAAACGCTCTCGGATAGTTCATTAGGAACAGAAGACATTGTTATATCTAATTATTGTTTAATCTTTAAGCGCACAAACCACGCTGCATAGTGTCAGGGACAATGGTGGAGTTGTTCCATACGAAGGGGTCCTTGGGGTTAGGGGGATCCTTACGAATCTGCTGGTTGGCATTGCGGAGAGCACCACCGACAGTCTCGGGGAAGCCAACCTGGGCACGGGGCTCAAGGAAGTTCTGTCCCTTGAGGATGTCCTCTGGGGCAAACTGACCAAAGTCCTCGGAGGAGGCGACCTCGCGGGGGAGGAGGGAGGACGCAAGTCCGGTACCCTTGTCCATACCGCAACCATTGGAGGCGGCAGCAGGAGCGGCAGTGGGGCCAGCGGCTGGGGCCGCGCCGAACGCGGAGTACTCACGCTCAACAATGGCATAACCAGACTTGGAATTCATTTGGAATAGAAGAAAAATGAGGGCAGCTACGGCGAGGAGCATAACAATATTTTGGTTACGACCCTTTTTTAAACCGAACATCTTTTATATATTACTAACAATTTTTTTATTCGTCCTCCTCATCGACAAATGCATATTGGTCTGGGTATACATCTAGGATGGGATCTGGATGAACCTTGACCTGGACAACATTCCATGTGGGACCAAAAGCCTTCTTGGCAAACCAAAGTCCGGCAAATTCAAGAATGACATTACAATTCTTACCTGTCTGGAGTGAGTCAAAATCGACGGGCTCCTGCTGTGCGTTGTATACCTTGGTGACTTCAAGGCGGTCGCAGGTCATCACACCATTATCGAGGTTGGAAGTGTAAGCACCCTTGATGACACTTTCTGTGAGTTTCTTACCAAACCAACTCTCACAGTTCTCAAGGGCTGCCGCAAGATTTCCTTCATCGATGTCCCCGATCTTCTTTGTATTCGCATCAGAAACGACATCAAATACGACCTCGCCTGACACGTCAGTAATTTTTACCTTGTTTAGCTGAACAAGGCATTTACGCTTCTCATCATTGAGAACCTTTACGAAATAGAGTCCATCTTCACCCTTGGCTGGGGTGTTGTAAATCATTTATGTCTATATTAGGTTTCATTTCTTTAACCCAACAAACGGGATGGCGGCGGATTTATTAAGCACATTCTTATTGACCCATGTATTTCTCCTGGGTTTGTAACCATATAAAGTATTCGAAACGTTGAAATTCTTTGGTAAATTCTTCGCATTTGTTGCCCTGAGTTTAAACTCATTCTTTACGTAAGAATTGTTCTTGACATTAGTCCATTTCAGTGTTTTCAAATTAAGTTTTTTGTTACCCGATGAGTTTATGTATCCATTAATTTTAGCATTCCCGACAACTGGTTTTAATCCTTGAACGAGTTGTTTGGATAACTTCTCCTCTGATGGTTTAGTCGTAAAGTTTTTGTATTTGTATGGATCTACACGCTTTGCTTTGTTCATAGAAACGTGTCCATTCTTTTTCGTGGCTGGGGCTTTTCTAACAATCTTAGATCTTACACGCCTGAATACATCATCTATAGAATCTGAATTTTTGATTTTCTTGTCAAATAATTGACCAAGTTTTGCGAGACGTAAACGATCCTTGGCCTTCTTATCTGGACGAAGATTCAACTTACTCATCAAATAAATATCTTCAATTAGAAACTCTTTACTCGCCACGTATACTTTGTTACTTACAGTTAGTTTACCTGTATCATAGTTTCTATACGTTATACCCTTACGTCTAGATAAAACTACCTCATACCCAAACTCCTTAGGTCGCATGAATGGGATATCGAGCATACCCCCGAGTGTAACATCTTCAATTTTACCAGTCTTTGGAGAAAAGAAGCGTAAGTTTGTATCGAGTGCAAACAGTTCTACATCGATAAATACGTCACCCTTTACCGGTTTATTTCCCAGCCCCCCCTTTTTCTTCTTTATGAGAGTATACCTACGAGATACAACTGAACCAGAGGGTTTTAGACTTATACCCAAAAACTTAAACAGTTTGGGGTTTTTCTTTTTCATATTTACGAATCTTTTCCTCACTCGGGTATTCAAGCGTTTAGATATCTCACCCAATCTGTTCCATAATAACAACTTGGTTGCTTGAAGTTTTCCAAAGTATTTTGGATTTACAGCCATACGGGGGACAAACTTTGCATCTATATCGGGTGTGACTATTCTGTCATCGAAATCCACATATAAATTGAAAGCTTCACCTCCACTCACGATGATGTCACCCATATCCTTCATATACTCTGATATTTCACCAACAGTCTCTAGGATGATATCCCTGAGTGAGTCTGTTATGAGAAGATATACGACCTTTTCAAAATCTTTGTTAGAGTGGGTACTGTGAACTCGACTCCTAAATTTACCGAGGTCCCTCTGCAAATTCCTATCATAATACTTCTTCAGTTTGGCATCCCTGAAAAGTAAATTTTCATTTAAGAATTTTTCAATGGTAGATTTCGAATAGATTTGATCGTCCATTATTATATCGTGATATAATAATATGGTCTGTAGAGTGATCGACGAATGTAGGTGCTATGCATACAAAGGTGAAACCAATCAGTTCTGCGGTACCAGACGGGGACCTGATGTTGTTCACTGTCCCAAAGACTGCTGTTTTGGTGGATGCCCTGACGATGGTTCTCGTCAGCCATTCAGGTTCATAGACCGTCCAACCCAGCGCAATGTTCTTGAGAACCTTAAACCCGTTGAAGTATCAATATCAATTCTATTGTGTATTGTGGTTCTTCTTGGTCTCTTTCATCTAGACTTAAAGATTACGTCCGTAAGAAAGATATAATGTCTCTTGAAACTATCCAGACCGAAATTGCCGCCCTCCGCAACGATGTAAAGAATCTCACTAAGCTTGTACGCAAGGTCAAGAACACTCAGGAGGATCCTGACGGTGAGAAGGCCAAGAAGCGTGCCGAGAACAACGGATTCAACCGAAAGCAGGAAATCACACCTAAGTTGCGTGAGTTTCTTGCCCTCCCCGAAGGAGATCTCATCTCCCGCTCAGAGGTTACCAAGTTTGTCAACAAGTACATCACTGAGAAGGGTCTTAAGCACCCCGAGAACGGCCGCCAGATTATTCTCGACGATAAGCTTCGGGACCTTCTTGCTCCTCCCGCCGACGTTGTTGTTACTTACCTTAACCTCCAGAAGTACCTTTCTCCTCACTACGTTAAGAAGGCTTAAAAAATAAAAACATAAACATAATAAAACATGGTTGTCTTTGTTGATAAGACACGAATTGAAGAACTTGTTGGTACAAAGATCAAAAATCTTGATTTGTACCAAAAGGCATTTACACATAAATCTGCCATCAAAGAATACGAGCAGTTTACAGAATCTTTTGAAACACTTGAATTTATTGGTGACTCCGTATTAGGGTTTGTTATCACTAAGTTTTTATTTGATCGTTACGAAAGTCGTCAAGAAGGTTTCCTCACTAAAGCTCGTACAAAGCTGGTTCGCGGAGAAACTCTAGCTAAGATTGCTAATACACTCAATTTAAATGAACTTGTGATTATGGATGAAAAGGGTATGCGCAACCAATGGAATAACAATCCAAAAATTCTTGAGGATGTTTTTGAAGCCCTCATTGGTGCTATTTACATGGATATTGGTCTCATCCATGCTAAGGAGTTCATTCTTAGAATTTATCAAGATCCTGAAATTGTTGATATGAATTCTATCATGGTTGATGATAACTATAAGGATCATCTCATGCGTCATTGTCAGGTAAATAACTGGCCACTCCCGGAATACCGTGTATGCGCTCATCACGAAGGTTTATTCTACATTGACATCTACATCGACAATATGTTTCGTGCGAGAGGTGCTGCAAAAAGTAAAAAACAAGCTGAACAAAATGCAGCACAAATGTATTTTCAAGTCCTAGATGAGGTTAAAAAATACAATTATAATTAAGTTAACATGCACCCGAATGTTAAAGCAGCGTTAGAGCGTGAGTATGCAGCCCAAAAGTCGGAAGAATGGCTTGCTCTTCGCGGTAAAATGTTAACCGCTTCAGATGCCGCTACAGCCATTGGTGTTAATAAATATGAAACACCTGAAGGACTTCTACTCAAAAAATGTGGTCTTGGTGAAAAGTTTACCGGAAATGCAGCTACACGACATGGTGAGAAGTATGAGGATGAAGCACGTATTCTATATGAAGAGAGGCATGGGGAGGTTGTCCATGAACTTGGTCTTTGCCCCCATCCAGTTGAAGATTGGTTAGGTGGAAGTCCTGATGGTGTCACCGAATCTGGTAAACTCGTGGAGATTAAATGTCCTCCACAAAGAGCGATCATACCTGGGGAAGTACCTGTTCATTACATGCCACAGCTTCAACTATGTATGGAGATTTTAGACCTAGAATCAGCCGATTTTATCCAATATAAACCCGCGGAAACTAATTGGCCTAAACCCGAAGAATTTGATGTAGTTAACGTCCCCCGTGATCGTGAATGGTGGAAGACTTATCTCCCAGTCATGAGGGAATTTTGGGATAAAGTTCTCTATTTTAGAGAACACATAGATGAACTTCCAAAACCTAAGTTGAAGAAGACTCGAAAGAAAAAAGAACCCGAACCAGTTGTCTGTGAAATTGAGGCACTCCCTGAGGAGGACTTCTACGATGACGACTGAAGATCAATACAAACTCGCAACAGACTCCCTAAACGGGCGTCTATTCGTACCCTACCAAAGAGAAGGTGTACAATGGATGCTTGGAATGGAAAACCAAAGTGATGGACCCAAGGGAGGCTTTTTATGTGACGAAATGGGGTTGGGAAAGACCGTACAATTGATTTCTACAATACTTGGCAATCTACAAAGTCGTACACTCATCATCGTTCCCAAATCTATTATCACTCAATGGCATGAGGAAATTCAGAAATTTGCACCCAATCTTACCGTAAACATTTACGATGGAAATGAGCGTAAGGTGTGCAGTGATGCACATATCACTATTGCACCTTACACACTTCTCACTATCAAAGGTGCTGAGGTTGGTGCGCCCACTCCACTTCATTATACGAGTTGGGATCGCGTTATTTTGGATGAAGGCCACGAGATTCGAAACAAGTCTTCGAAATTGTTCAAAAGTGTGTGCCGTTTGAGGGCAGATATTAAATGGATTGTGACTGGTACACCAGTATTTAATTCAATGGAGGATTTTGTCTCTCTTTGTACTTTTTTGGGAATTCCCAAGAATTTTGTTCAAGGAAGGACTAAAGAGATCAAAGATATCTATATCCTTCGTCGAACCAAGGATGATCTCGCTAAGATTAACGAACGTCTTCGGCTCCCACCTTGTACGTTTGAAAATGTGGAACTTGATATGTTCAAAGAAGAGAAGGCTCTTTACGAATTTGTCTTTTTGGAGGCTCAGGATATTATCAAAGATGCCTTCAAAAATACCCAAAGTCTTAACTCAAAAAATATGGTCATTTTGGAGTGCCTTCTCCGCGCCAGACAGTGTATGATTTGGCCACAGATGTATCTAAATGGGGTCGGTGTGAAGAATGGAACCAAACCAACAAAGTGGGAAGGTCGATCTAACAAAATGGAAACTTTATTCAGGATGATTCAAGAACACCCCAAGGAGAAGAGTCTGATCTTTTGTCAGTTCAGGGGTGAAATGAACTATATTCAGTCTCAGTTGGACTGTCCAGTTTTCAGGATTGATGGGTCAGTTCCCAAAGAAGAACGAGTGAGGCAAATAAATGCGTTTAAAAATGCAGCCCCAGGAGCTGTTTTCATCATTCAGATCAAGAGTGGGGGGCAGGGGTTAAATTTGCAGGAGGCGACTCGAGTATACATAACAGCCCCAGCATGGAACCCTGCAACTGAATTACAGGCGATTGGTAGAAGTCATCGAACCGGTCAAACTCAAGCTGTTTACGTTAAAAAATTGGTCTACAAGGAGTGTCCACGGTTTGTGAGTGTGGAGGAAGAAATGATGGCACTCCAAGGTCATAAATCCATTGTGTGCTCAGAAGTTCTCAATGACGACCGTGTAAAAACGCAAATCCCTGTGAACAGGACAACAGCTAAAATATCTATTTTGGATATCAAGAATATTTTCCGTGCTTAATATAAATGACTGTTGGTTCCCGCGCCGAAGTTTACCATGGTAACGCTAATGCAACCTCTGGTGGTCTCACCAAGAAGGATCTTATGATGAAGGATGGACGTATTATCTCCAAGGCGGCGAGTAAGGCTGCTAAGAAGTCTCTCAAGCAGAACCCCAAGTTCATGGCTTTCATTGACCTCGCGAAGGAGAAGGCTGAGAAGAAGGACTCTTTCTGCCTCGTCCCCAAGAAGGGTAGCAAGACCTACAAAAAAATAATCAAAGCTAGTAAGTAAGAGATGACACTCACTCAGTGGTCAGAATCCGTAAGAATGGCTAAAATCAAGCTTGGTCTAGACCCACAGAAATTTACCAGGGTTCAGGGTAAATTGCTCAAGGAGGCTCAGGCTATATATAGTATATTAATGATAAGTAAATCTAAATCTAAATAACGAATTGAAATCCCTTCAAGTTCTGTGGCTCGTAAACAATAAGCTGATGAAGCTTCCATGTACACCCAAACTTTCTGTTCAAGAAATACACACTATTGAGTTCAACAATAGCATGTCCCGAATTTCTTGCATAGAGACCATTAGTCGCATTATCCCTTAGTGGGTTTTTATCCGCATCAAATACATTTGGTTTGATTTGATCATCCATAGTCGTATCAACCTTAACACGAAACTTTGGTTCGCGATCAGGTGCCTCCTTTACATTGGAGTTGAACATTGGTAACAATTGCTCCTTTGTCATAGGAGCTCCGAAAATTGCTTCACTTTGTTCGACAACCGAATCGATGATTTGATCCTCAAGTTTACGCACAGAGTCGTAAAATTTCTTCATGTAGCTATCTTCCTCGTCATAACCCTTGATTGCAAAGTCAATATTGTACTTAGTTTGACCAACCTCAGGCGTAAACCCTGATACACCAAATGGCATATACATCCGAGGAAATTGGACACGTAGGGGTGTACCCTGCTTTGTACTTATGACAATTTTCCGATTATTAAATGCGTTAATTTGTAAGTTGTCGATGGCCTTGTCCATATTTCTAATTCATATTTAGGTTCAAAACTTTAAGCCGAACAGGCCACACAATCTGGCTCTAAACTGAACTGGATTGGTCGAGCCTTTGCCTTAGATCTCAAGTAGTACATACCAGTCTTGAGACCTTGTTTCCATGCATACATGTGCATCGAAGAAAGTTTAGACATTGTCGGACTTTCCATGAAGAGATTCATAGATTGTGATTGGTCAATAAAACGACCCCTGTCTGCTGCCATATCGATAATGCATTTTTGGCTAATTTCCCACACAGTTTTGTAAAGATTCTTAATATCATCAGGGATGTCTACAATGTTCTGAATAGAACCACCAGCTTTAACCATTAGGTCTTTCATTTCCTTACTCCATAGACCCACATTCTTAAGATGATCGACGAGATGCTTGTTGACAACAACAAATTCACCAGCGAGTGTACGACGAAGATAGATATTAGTGGTGTAAGGTTCGAAACATTCGTTATTACCCAAAATCTGTGCGGTGGAGGCTGTAGGCATGGGAGCGAGAAGGAGACTGTTCCTAAGACCCTTTGTTTTTACACGTTCACGCATAGCATCCCAATCGTATCGACCACTAAATTTGGTTTCACCTTCCCACATATCTGGCTGAAGAATACCTTCAGAAGCTGGAGAACCCTTAAAAGTTTCATACGAACCATCTATCTCAGCCAACTCCGAACTCGCTTCAAGTGCGGCATGATAAATAGTCTCAAAAATGTGTGCATTCATAAGGCGGGATTCCTCACAGTCAAATTGAAGACCACATAGAATGAAAACATCTGCGAGTCCCTGAACACCAAGACCAATTGGACGATGCTTCATATTAGAGCGACGAGCAGTTTCAACTGGGTAAAAGTTCCTATCAATAACTCGATTTAAGTTCTTAGTTACAGTCTTAGTGACTTCATGGAGCTTGTCATAGTCAAATGACTTGGTTTCCTTGTTTACATATTTTGGAAGTGCAATAGACGCCAAGTTACACACAGAGGTCTCATCCTTGTCGGTATACTCGAGGATTTCAGTACACAAGTTAGAACTCTTAATCGTTCCTAAGTTCTTTTGGTTGGATTTCTTATTGCACGCATCTTTGTACAACATATATGGGGTACCAGTCTCAGTTTGACTCTTAAGAATGGCCTTCCAAACTTCTGTAGCTGGTACAGTCGCATTAGCTAGACCCTCTTCTTCATACTTTGTGTATAGAGCCTCGAATTCTTCACCGTATACATCAGAAAGACCCTTAGCCTTATCAGGGCAGAAGAGAGACCAATTACCACCCTCTTCAACCCTCTTCATGAAGAGGTCAGGAATCCACATAGCACTGAAAAGGTCCCTACAACGTGCCTCCTCATCACCTTGGTTGAGACGAATTTCCAAGAAATCCATGATGTCTGCGTGCCATGGTTCAACATATACAGCAATCGAACCCTTACGACGACCAGCTTGATTCACATAACGAGCCGTGGCGTTGAAGACCCTAAGCATTGGGATAATTCCATCAGATTGACCATTGGTGCCTCGAATACGAGACTTGTTAGCACGAATATCGTGAATATGCATACCAATTCCACCAGCCCACTTCGAAATTTGTGCACACTCAGTTAGAGTTCCATAAATGCCATCAATTGAATCACCCTTGTTCGCAATAAGAAAACAAGATGACATTTGAGGTCGTGGTGTACCCGCATTGAATAGAGTTGGTGTTGCATGAATGAAGAAACCTTGTGACATATTGTCATAGGTTTCGAGAACGGCTGGGATGTCTTTACCATGAATACCAATAGCAACACGCATAAACAAGTATTGGGGAGTTTCAATCAACTTTCCTTCAACCCTTTGAAGGTAACTTTTTTCGAGAGTTTTTAAACCGAAATATCCAAAGTCAAAATCTCGATCGGTTTTAATATATTCTTTTACCTGTTGAGCAACCTCGACGACTTCATCTGTGATAATCTTCGCCTTCTGAAGCTTTCGCATTGCGAGATGAAAGTTATTGGGGCATACTTTATGAATATTACTCGCAATAATACGAGTTGCGAGAACTTCATAGTCTGGGTCCGACGTAATCAAACCAATACAAATTTCAGCAGAGAGAACGTCTATTTCCTGTGTGGTGATGTTATCATACATTGATGAAAAAACCTGTTGAGCAATTTTTTGAGAGTCACATTTGTCTGAAAGTCCAGACGTTAAATTCTTGATCCTATTGGTGACGTTATCAAATCTCATATCCTCAATACGACCTGAGCGTTTAATGACCCTCATATACATTCTCTTCAATTTTTATTTTTAACCTTATTTTTTACAGTCAAGATCACCACTTCGCACCGCAACCGTTCCCGCCACTTCCATTTTGCGATTGGGTTGAAGAAGGTATGTATTTACGAAAAATGGACCGGGCTCACCAGCCTTGGCCACAGGAGGATAAGAACCCACGAAGCACTCGGGAGCCTTGCATGGAATTGGTTCGACATTGTTGGGTTTGCTGGCGTACGCCTCGTCGAAGTCGGACATGGTCAACATTTAATATGTACAGACAATTTTTTTCGGGGGTTATATTAAATGTGTGATAACCTCCACCTTAATTCTATTCAGCAGTGTGAGACCCCACTGAACACTTTGTTCTTTTCGGATTTCAACAAGAATCTTCTTCAACGTGGAATTCGTCAGGCGTTTAAAAATAAGACTGGCATTTCCATAGATTACCAGAACCCTGATGATTTATTCGCCATGATGCGTGTTGTATTTATTAACAACTCTGGTGATCAATACACTCAAGTCAATGAACAGGTTAAGTATATGAACGGCAAGGTCATATCTTCAGCCATGTCTCAAATTCAAACTGGTGTATCTCAATATATTGCCTATGCTGAGGATATCGATACTATTAGCACACCCATGGATCGACCTGTAAATACCAGTACCACCGGAAATAAAATTGATTTTAACAATAAGATTGGAATCAATTAAAGCTTTGAGTCCCCTGTAGAATAAGTATGAGTCTTAACAAATACAAATGTGAAACAGAAAAGGTGTGTAGGTCTAAGGGGTGGGATCGTGCCCCCATCGATACAGTATGGCTTCTCCTGACAGAAGAGGTTGGCGAACTCGCATCCGCAATTCGACAGTATAAGAAAACATACAAGAAGACAAATCTAAAAAAGGAGAGAGGAACAGATGTTATGATGGAAATGGGGGATGTGTTCAGTTATCTCTTTCAATTGGCACATATGCTAAATGTCGATTTAGATAAGATGTGGGATGAACATAAAATCAAGATGGTGGACAAGAAATATAATCTGAAGTAATAACAATAATGAGTGAGTTTATGCTCAATGATCAAGCTGCCATTGATGACATCAACCCATTTGTCCAACACGATTTCTCCCTTCCAGGGGGTGTGAGACAGACGGGTAATTTTGAAGATTTTCAAGAAGTTCCTAAAAGTGGAGGTATCCCACCCACTGGTAAAAGTGTTTTTTGCACAGTTGGATTATGCAAACCTGAGAAACAACCATGCCGTATAGACAGGAATGTGCAACCCCGACGTAATATCGATTATGGTCTAGGGTGTGGCAGGGAGCGGGAACCAGTTGTTGTTGGTGTTGAGCGTAAAAATACGACAACCCAATTAATTGTCATTTCTATTCTTATTGCTCTAATTCTATTAATTTTAGTACGTTGAAAAAATACTTGAGACGAGACTTCTTTTTACATTCTTGAATTGAATCTATTATTGATTTCTTACAAAACTTCTTAATAAACTCCACTTGCCAAGCACTCTCCATATTAATACGAGGTGGCTGGAATGTTGGATCTAGAATCTTAACTGCATGGGCTACACGCACATACTTACGAATATCCTGATCGTAAGTTAAGAAACTTTCGAGTGACAGTTCAGCCATACGCTGTCTCACCTCTAGGGTCTTCTTAACCATTGTATCAAGAAACTTCTCGTAAACAATTGAATGATTACCAGACTCTAATGATACCCAATCAGCGAAAGGCTCTGTATTGAGGTAATCTGTGAAGGTCGAATATCCCTTGTTCCTTATGTACCGGTCATAGACAATCTCAACATAGGAGAGATCAGACTCCACATCAAAAACATGCTTTGCAGATTTAAGGAATGACGTCATTATCTTTATATAAATTTTTATCTCTAAGTAATATAAAGATCATGTCAGCTGTACCAATGTTAGCCGGTGTTGGTCTTATGATGGTATGTTGTTCATCTGCTAGTGCGGCAGCAATGATGATGGGTGGTGGTAGTGGAGAAGACCCAGCCGCGGGTGCGGGTGCGGGTGCTGGAGCTGGAGTTGGAGCTGGAGCTGATACCCCAACCGAATACGTCTATGATTTTATCGTTGCAGAACAATCTGCACACACAGATAAGTTTAATATTCATATCACTGATATCGAAGCTGACGGTGTAAGGGTAACCCCAGAACAACTCACGATTCATGAAGAACCCGAGTGGGCCAAATGTAACAGCAAGGCGGGGGAATATGAATGTGAGGGTGATAACTACGGCATGAATGATCCAGAACCTGTCGATGCGTCATTAAAGGCTATGACCTGGTCGGGATGGAAAGCTGGTCAGGGTGAGGTCGGTACAAAGGTGTTCACTGTGACCACATCTAAGAAGGTTAAGAAGTTCAAAATTGATTCTTTCAGACCCAAGTATGTTGCGGGATGGCTGATTAAGGAGAACGGTAAAGAAGTCTTGACGACCACGAAGGGTGCGAACGAAAACACACCAAATCCAGCAGTCGTGGAATACACAATTCCCTAAACGAAGGCCTAAGTGAGCCACCCACATTATAAAAAGTATGTCCAAAAATGTATTCAACTATTGCAAATAATAGCTTTTCGTATCTCCTAACGCTCGATGAGATACGAAAAGAACTACCGGATGAGACCAGACCCTCGTGGATAAAGATTACGACAATCACTATGGTGTCGAGCTTTATGCAACAGATTGATATAAAGCGACTTCGAGGTTTATTCGAAGAAATTGGTTCCTATAAGATGCGACGTGTGGGTACCAAAACAGATGGTTTTGAGTGGAAATTGAAACCGACGACTTTCTACAACCAGGTGACCCTAACATACCACGACACCTACAGTACTAAGTCTGTCAAGGTATTCCCCAACGGTTCGATCCAAGTGGCGGGTTGTTGTGATCTCTTCGATTGTAAACGCATCATCACCCAACTTGTTCATATTTTCAAAACCTTTTTGGATTTGAAAATTGAAGTACCGGTGGATTCATTCCGTGTTGTTATGATTAACTCCAACTTCAGTCTCAACTACAATATCAACCTCATGAAGGTTGCCAACTGGTTTGAGGAGTATGATGACATTTTTAAGGTTTCTTTTGAACCAGATAGGTATTCTGCAGTGAAGATCAAGTTCAAGCCTTCAGAGGATATGAAGGAGATTACTACCAGTATTTTCAGTACTGGTAAAATTATCATTACAGGGGCGGAGACCCTCAAGGAGATTGCATTTGCCTACAACATCATAAACAACCACATAAACGAAAATCCCCAGATTCGAGTGTCACGCACAGAGGACACTGACGTGTTTGACATTTATTTGGGATATAGATGTGATCCTTTTGTCAAACTTCTCAAGGAAAAAGGGTTCAATTCTTGGATGAGAACAATTACCAATAGGCAAATAAAATTCTAGTTAATTGTAATAATAAACGATGGCGGCTATGCCTATGCTCGCAGGTGTTGGTCTTATGATGGTATGTTGTTCATCATTCAGTGTGGCTTCTATGTTGATGGGTGGTGGTGAAGAAACCCCAGCCGCGGGTGCTGGAGCTGGATCTGGAGCTGATGCTGGAGCTGATGCTGGTACCGAAGATACAGGACCCACTATGCTCAAGTGTATCAACACACAAAAGCGTGGTGATATGGGTTGGACATTCAAGGAACGTGTTAAAACCGAAGCTGAAGCTAGAGCTCTATGCCCCGATAGTGAATATATGTCCCTCGAATGTCCAACTGCTGACGGTTTTGAGGTCTTTTGTGTAGATGATATCTCACAGGCGGATGTTTTACTCGATAAAGAATGTAAAGGTGATGTAGCTGGAACACCACTTCACGGGGGTAAAAATCTTCATTGTGTAGGACCTTATACATGGGGTGACGTAAATGGTGGTGGTGCTAATCGCGGTTCCCTTTACAAGATTTAATTTCTGGGTGTATATTAACAATATGTCGCAGCGACTTGGTATGGCCGATGGTCGGTGCTTCACCGTAAACTCTTCAGCTCAGCTCTTTAACAACTATGTTATGAAGCAAAATGGTATTTCTTTCGAGGACAACTACTCCTACCGTAAGCTCCTCCAATCTCAGGGTCCTCAGCTCCTCACCAAGGTGCAGGAGAATGTACAAGGTAAGGGACCATGCATTAAGTGTGACAATCCTCTCGTGGATACCTCCAAGATCTACTAACTGAGAAAAATCCCCAAAAAAACTTTAAAACCTTCCTATAGAATGTCAACATGTTCCATATGTCTGAATGAAGTTCGGTGTACGAGGACCAACCCTCCAGCCCGGTGCGGACATATGTTTCATTCCCACTGTCTACAGGAATGGAAGAACACAGGTAGGAATACATGCCCGATTTGTCGAAAAGTGATAGATGGTACACAATTTAAAATTACAGTCACTATACAAAACAATTACACAGCAACGGCGAATTCTGTGTCCTTGAATCAGGGGTCTATATTTCAGGTTTTAGATCTATTTGACATTAATTTTGATGTGGATGAAATACCAGACCTTGATAGTATCTTAGCGGACCTTGGGGTGAGTCCTACCGACTTTGATCCCAGTGTCCTTGACACAGAATGAACTACAATATTTCTCGTAGTTTAGACCTGGATAGTCCCTAGAAGCCTTACGAGGGTCAGTGATGGCCTTACCTTTAGCATCAGTCAGAAGCGGACCAGTAGCCCAACCACGCTTGTGACTGAATACATTGGCTTTAAAAATTACACGTTTACCAACCTTAAACTGACCACCTTTCTTTACCCGTGATTCAGGTACTTTAAAGAATTTGGCTACAGCTTTGATAGTATCCCCAGGTTTGATTTTGTATTCAACCATCCCATGTTGCTTGTAAAAGTGGAAATCCCCTTGTCGGATATAGTTCATAGGTCTTCCAGGCGAAACAAACATCATAACCTTGAAATATCCCTTTTTACATTTTTCATTGGCACCCGCCTTGTACACCCTCTTAGGATTGTCAGAAATGACGCGCTTAGGAAGTCCAGTACAGTGGGTATAGGTATGGTGTCCATTTGAAAGACCAGAACGATCACCTGGTATAGACTTTTGCCACCTATATGCTTCGTAGTCTCCAACGGCATAGGCATAACAATTATTGTTTCCAATACCCTTTGGTGTCGACCACCGCCTGTTTGTATACCTACTTTCTGAGCCACTCAGGGGGAGAGCCCTCATTTGTAGTTTACCTAGAAAAAAATATCCATATGTAATAAATGATTCAAGAGGTTGCCAAAGCCAAGTCCAGGTCTGAAATTATCACCGAGGTTCTCACCTTTTTACTTGTTGTGCTCATCAGCACATTCCTTCTCCGCCTCGTGTGGAACCGCTCCCTTGTGAAGCACATCTCCATCCTCAAGCCCATTAGCAACTTGACCGATGCGTTCATCCTTTCTCTTGCCCTTCAAATTGTACGTGGTATCTAAATAGATTCCATATTTCATTATTGATAAGTTGATACAATCAACTCTTGAATAATAAATGATTTAAACCTCGTTGTATCCAACGATCTTCTCCCCGTTAGGACCCTTGAGGGTAGGGAAAGCGGTCATACCGTCGCACCCACCCTTGTCACAGTCGACGAACACATGGGGCTTACCAGCCTTCTTCATGTAATCCAACTGCTTGACGGTCCATCCACAACCCTTTGTTCCGTAAATGGTCCACTTTTTACCACCTGGGGAGGCCTTGGTCTTGTTCCTGTAGAGTAAGAACGCAACGAGGACGATTGCCACTGCAACTACAATTGTTGAGCGCTGCATATTTTATTATAGGTAAATATTAAAAATGTCTTCAACTGTGTTCACTATTGGAAACAAGAATGTCACACTCAAATACACCAGGAAAATGCCCCGTGGTGAAGTTGAACGGATGAAATCATTCGTCACTAAGAATGGTGACAAACTCGTCAAGACTCCAAAGTTTAAGATACTCTCTGAAGTTGACGAGGGTACGAAGAGGGTTTTTAAGGTTTACAAATCTTCTTTTTGAGTATATTGCGTTCATCATTCGATAGACCGTTAACGTACTTGTTTATCTTTTTGGTATTTTTGGGGGTCTTGAGAGCGTACGCAACCGCCGGGTCTAATGGTCCATTCTTGAGAGGCCTTGCCTTGTTCATCTCATTCGCAAGTTTTCTCTGTGCGTTCTTTTCCCGTGCCAACATTTCCATGAATTGTTTATTATTTGCGTTAGACCACTTGGCCTTGGGTGTGACCGTCTTGAATTTACCCCCAACAAACTTCATATTCTTACCACCCTTTATGGCGTTCCTTACATTTTGAGGTGTCTTCATGTTAAAAGGCTGACCACGATCCATCCTCTTAGCCCGAGCCCTTTCCGAAAATGTTGGCTGTGCCCTCTTTTCCCTCTCAGCCTTATTCTTAGCCAGAGCCTTCTCATACATACCCTTTCTCACATACTCACGCTTCTTACCGTTTACGTCAACGAACGAGAACCGTGCATCACGTCCAAGTTGTATCTGACGATTGATCTTTTTCTGGAACTTGGCGGCGTAAGCTTGCAAGTTCTTTTGCTTAGCCTCATGATACGCGGACTTACTCTCAAATTCTTGCTTCTTACCGTTTACGTCAACGAAAGACCTCCAGTACTCGTTCTTCTTAGCCTTGGGTGTGGGGGTCTTGGCCTTGGCCTTGGCCTCCTTCGCTCGCTCAGCAGTGGTTGCAATATATCCAAAAGAGGGTGTCTTACCCTTGATCCTATCGTTCACATACTCCCTCCTATTGTTGATCATACCCATATGACGGTTGTGAGCGGCGGGAGGCATGACGTAGTTTGGTATTTCCTTGAAGGTTATTCCAAACGTTTCTTTGTACCTTTTGTTCCACTCCTTCCCGGCCTCCTCGGGTGTGGGGGTCTTGGCCTTGGTCTTTTCCCTCTCAGCCTTGTTCTTAGCCAGAGCCTTCTCATACGGAATGAGTCTCGCATACTCACGATTCTTACCGTTTACGTCAGTGAAAATGAACTTCTTCTTAGCCTTGGGTGTGGGGGTCTTTTCTCTCTCAGCCTTGTTCTTAGCCAAAGCCCTATCGTATGCAAACTTCCTGACAAATTCACGCTTCTTACCCTTTACATTGACGAAAGAGAACTTCTCCTTGAGACGAACGGGTGTGGGTGTCTTACCCTTGGTAGCCTTGATTTCCTTGATTTTGGCATTTAACTTATTCGCAGCCTTCTTCCTCCCACTCTCAATCTTCGCTGCATATTCCATCATATTAGAAGGGGACATCACCCCGTAGGGTGCCTCGTTGTTCTCGACCATTTTCTTCTTCACCTTTTCGTTAAATTTCTTCCTAGCTGAGGGAGTCATTAAGTTTTGAGGAAGTGGTTCACCACCAATCTTACGGGGGAGACCCATTTTCAACCTTATGGCTTCTACATTTACGGCTTGTTTTTCCATGAGTTTCTTTATAGCTCGTGCAGTTGGTCCAAGCTCGGGACTGGCCGGTTGAATCTCGGGGACTGGGTTGGGGCGTACAGCACCGGGTCTCCTCAGGGGTGCCGGTTTGGTTTTGGGTTTAGCCTTGTTAGCGGCCAATATAGCAGCCGCTTTCTTAATCATATTGTTCATAGCCTTCTTCCTACTCGCAGCTGAAAGCTTACCGTAGTTACGTGGTGGAAGTACCCGGGTCTCCTTGGGTGTCTTAACCTTGACGGGAGTCTTAGGCTTAGGCTTGGGGGGAGCGATCATTTTGAGAGCCTCCTTGAGAGTCTTTGGTCTATTCGGTGATTTCTCACCAGTTAAGAATGGGTGTGTCAAAATAGTCTTGAATGTGGGAAGGTTTTCTCGGAGGGCGACGTGGTAATCTGAGAGTAGATATCCCTGGTTGGTGAATTTTCCGTTAAACTCGAGGAACTCTTTGTTTGGTATGAGCTCTTCGATGAAATTTTTAATAGCTCGCTCCTTAGCATTTTCTGGCTGTCTCACCTTAACATAAATGATATACAAGAACCTATGAATATCATAGTAAATCGTACCTGGACCTATTCCATGTCCGTATATACCCGCACCCTCATATCCACCATCAGCCGTTTCTGGGTTTGGCATTTTCCTGGACCAGTAAGATAAACCAAAATCAATGATAGTCGCTTCAACACCAGCGTTTGTACGCTTATACTTTTTGATATCAGGTGAACCGAGACGACTCCTAAAAGATCCACCAGGGTCGTTCCGAATTACTTTACGACCGAGGTCAACTTTCCAAGTGTATGGGGTCTTGAGAGCATCCGGGTTAACCATCACATTACCTCCATGTAAATCGCGGTGACGGAAGTCTGGAAATTTTTGGTTAATTCGGTAGAGATTATCAAAAACCTGTACAATTACAGACTTTATCGCATCAAGAGATGGTTTGGTTTGCCACCACGAATTAAACGGCATACCATCAAGAAGTTCCATATAAAGAATATCCTTGGGTTTGGTACGTTCTTTTGGTTGGACCAACGTACCATTTTTATTACGCACCTTTTTAGGTGTTTTATCTTGGATGGGGCACTTCTTAAAGAGGTACATCTCAGGAACCGCAAACTCCTTCAATTTTTCGGCAACCTTGAATTCAAACTCAAAGGCGCCATCAGTACTTTCCGATGTATCTATCTCTTTGTACGCGACATACCGCCTTCCATTATCATTGATACTTCCACGGTACATCTTTCCAAATGCACCTTCACTCAATGGCTTACCCTTACCAGTACGAAGGGTGGGTGAGTTGTAACTAGGAACTTTCAAGAAGTGTTCTGGGATACAAGCCTTCTCACCTTTGAGTAATTTTTTCAAGTTACTCTCAATAGACATACTTACTTATTGGTAAGAAGTTTTTTATACTTACCAAGAAGGATTTTTTAAAATATTTTTATTTTTTTTCAGAATCAATTAGATTTTAAAATTTTTTTAATTGTTTTCAAAAACTGAACTAAATATTTTTTTACTGATCATCAACTTCCTCAATCTCATCCTCATCCTCAACATCAACCTGAAGGTCATCATCGGGTAGGTTCACACCCTGAAAGGCAAATGACGGGAGCTTAGCAGACTGCTCGAAGAGAGCCTGTTGGAGACGGATAGTGACACCAAACTTGTTGTCGATAAACCAAATCTGGTTGAGATCAACAATAGCCATAGCCTTATTACCCTTCTCGATGCTATCGAGAGGGACGGGCTGCTTCTGCATAGAGTAAGACTCGGGTACAAATGTCCCATCAGGCTTGGTGAGAATCTTGAGCTTGATAGTCGATGGGTACTGCTCCTTACCGGGGCGAACCATAGGCTTGTAGAGAGCCTGCTTGAGAACCTCAACGTTGAACTCCTTGCCGAGCCACTCTTGCGAATTGGCGGCGACTGTGTTTACGATGATATCATCAAGCTCCTTGAGCTTCTCATGAAGAGCCATAGCCTCCTCATTGTCGGGGTCGAAAGAAAGGTCGAGAGAGTAGGATGTACGACCAGTGCTCTCATCAGTGAACGCACTCATGCCGTAAGGAGATCGCATGAAGGGAAACTGGAGGTAGAGCTTTTTGTTGTCGCCGGCGTTCAAATAGACGGCCTTGCCGCCATTCTTGTTCTTGCGAAGTTTTGAGAACTGCACATTGGCAGGAGAGAATTCAGAAGATTGCTGGATAGTGAGCGACATTGTTGGTAGTGGGTTATATATATCTTAGGTGGCTTGGCTTTAATTAAGTTTTTTTTGTTGACATATATCAAAAGTAATTATGGGTCTTTTTAAAGATTGTGGATGTGGATGTAATGGCCGAAAGCAGGAGGAGAAGTTAATCATCTCTATAATTTCTGGTCTCACATTTTTCATTGTTGCGAACCCCGAGACGTTCCGTCTCGTCAGGCGAATTCTTGGATCGTGGATCGCGACCCCTACTGGTTGTCCCTCGACTCTAGGTCTCCTTGTGCACACCATCGTATTCATCCTCGTTGTTTGGGGTATGATGAACATCAAGAAGGAGGGTGGTGGATGTGGTGGTAAAAAGAAGAAAGGTGGGTGTGGATGTGGTGGTGCCAAGAAGGGGAAGAAGGTCGTTGTCGCACCCCCAGTTCCCATGGAGGAGGCCCCCGACCCAAGACCCGAATTTGCCGAGCCCTCTATTGAGGTTGTCGACAGTGGTCGTATCCTCGAACCCGCGCCTATCGATTCCGAAGGCACCCTTTTCAAGTAAATTAATTCATGCATTTTCCAGTCAATTTGGATAAATTGATAGTAAAATGTTTTACGGTTTGAAGTAATTATTCCGGTCACCGTGGTCTCTTTTATTCTCAGCCTTAGTTTTACCCCAGCAAAGAGTTTTATCGTTGTTGAATGTTACGAGTTTACAGTTGGACATTTCTTCGCATTTGTCGAGACAGACATCTTTCGAAGCTTTTATATCTGAATTTGGATGATAGTGGAAAATATCATTATAAGGATAATCTACACCGTTTTCTACCGTCCAGTCTGCGTAAGGTTCGGGTGACTCACCTGAGTCACCTGAGTCACCTGAGTCACCTGAGTCACCCGAGTCAGGTTCTACAGGTTTAGTTTCTTCTGTAGTTTCACTACCACCCATCATACTAGCAGCTACACTAGAACTAGAACAACATACCATGAGAAGTCCAACACCCGCTAACATGGGTACTGCGTTAGACATCTTTCTTTGGTATAATTCAACATTAAAATTCTTCATCGAATCCAATCTCTTGTAATCCCCACCCTCTTTTCGAAGAAGTTTGTTTTACCGTCAAGGCTAATATTTTAATCGTATTTACTCCATTTTTCGTCATTCCAATTATGTAACTTTTCAAAAACAGTTACTCCATCTACAGGTGTGGTTTTTACAGGTTTTACACCATAACAGTTTAAAGCTGCTAAAGGGTAAGATTTTCCGGATGCATTAGGAGGTTTATATTCTACAACCTGTGCTGCACCATTACCACAACCCTGTTGGAGACTAGTGTTAATTGGATACATAGGGGTAGGGTGATCACGTGTCCATCCAGTGGAACACCAATCAGCACCAGCAGCTTGTGCTGCATACACTTGATCTTTGGTAGCTACAACACCACCATATTTGATACATCCAGCATCGTTGAGTCCCTGTGCGGGTCCCGAAAATTGATACCCCTTTACCTGAAATACCTCTTCATTAGTTTCAGGTTCAGTTTCAGTTTCAGTTTCAACCGCCTTTGCCTTGTCAGCTTCTATTTGTTCTGGTGTTTTGGGTACAACTGGGTCTTCTTTTTCCTTACTACCCATCATACTAGCAGCTATACTAGAAGAAATGCAGCACATACTGAGAAGTCCTACACCAGCTAACATGGGCATCATGTTCTTAGCCATTGTTTATTATTACTATACATAAATATTAAAACTCCTCATCGAATCCAATCTCATCAGATGTATCGTCCATCTTCCCGTAATCCCCCACCCGCTTCTCGAAGAAGTTTGTTTTACCGTCAAGGCTAATATTTTCCATAAAGTCAAATGGATTCTTGGAGTTCCAAATTGGGGGTTGACCAATTTGTTTGAGAAGACGGTCCGACACATATTCGATGTATTCAGCCATCTTCTCAGAGTTCATACCAATGAGATTACATGGGAGTGCGTCAATGATGAACCCCTTTTCAATCTCAACGGCTTCTTTGATAATAGTGTGTAGTGTTTCAGTTGAAGGTTTATTTCTGAGTAATTTGAAAAGTTCGACGGCAAATTCTTGGTGAAGTCCTTCATCCCGGGAGATGAGTTCATTACTGAAACAGAGACCAGGCATTAGACCTCTCTTTTTCAACCAGTAAATAGCACAGAAACTACCAGAGAAGAAAATACCCTCAACACAAGCAAACGCAAAGAGACGCTCAGCAAAAGAACGAGTTTTAGTATCAAACCATTTCATGGCCCAATTTGCTTTTCTTTCAATACAAGGTACAGTTTGAATGGCTTCGAAAAGTTGTTTCTTTTCAGCACCATCTTTTATGTATTTATCAATAAGTTTAGAGTACGTTTCCCCGTGGACCATTTCATTGTGACATTGGTATGCATAGAATGAACGAGCCTCGGAGATTTGTACCTCATCAGCGAAATTGTTATTGATATTTTCAAAAACAATTCCATCAGATCCAGCAAAAAACGCCAGAATATACTTTATGAATTTTTGTTCGTTATCGTTTAGAGTCTTCCAATCATCAAGGTCTTTGGATAGGTCTACCTCCTCAGCAGTCCAATTAGACATTTGAGCCTTCTTATAGAGCTCCCAGAGCTCAGGGTACTTCAGGGGGAACACAGTGAATCTATTTAGGGTAGGGGCGAGGATTGGTTCGTACTCTTCTTCTATATAGTCCTGAAAGTCAAAATAGGACCCTATGTGTTTTTCGTTAATAAATATTTGAGGGTAAGTTGAAGCAGAGCCACCACACACTTTCTTGAGTTCTTCCTTGTCTACCATGATTTTTTCATAGTCGATGTTCTCCGACTCACATAGTGTCTTTGCGTGGTCACAATACTCACAACCTTCCTTCGAATAAATAATAACTTTCATCTGTGATATTATCGCTGATAATTTTTTGTCTGAAAACTCTAAGCATGATTGTGCCAACTGAAATAAACCAAGATGATATAGTAAAAGTTTTAGTAAACGAAGATGGAATTGAAGACGAAATATACGGGATTGTTGGAATGAATACTGGCAAAACCCTCGGCCTGAGATATCTCAACACCACCGAATTATTTTACAAAAGTGCATGTGTGTATGAAGTTGAAGAGACGGAGCTTTCACCTGCACCTTACGAAAGTGTAATGGAACACTACCCCGTGGGGACTACATTCGAAGATCTTGAAATGAAGGCCCTTGGTATGAATCGTTTCGCATTTTATTCGGAAATAGACATCGAAGATAGTGATAGTGATATATACGACGAAGGGGGTGATGAAGATGAATCTGACCTCGAGGGTTTCGTTGTATCTGATAGTGAAATTGCAGGTCAAGATATCCCTTTACCTCCGGGTCATGAATCGATTGACAAAGATTGGAATGAATGGGAACCAACAACATCAGGTGGGAAAAGTTTCAAGGACACCGTTGATGCAATTGAAACGCGAATTAGACGCCTAAGTGTATGATGCGTTGATTATAAATTTAAAAAAAGAGTACCACATTCAAAACAATGCTGGCAGCTATATGGAAACAAATCGAAGAATTAAAACCAAAAGAAAACGAAATAAAGCCAGTGAGTAAAAATTTTTGTATAGAGTGTTCAGGTGTGAAAGTTATTTCACGAGAGGGTCTTCCGACATGTTCGGAGTGTGGACTTGTTGATTCTTATTTTATAGATGACACAGCTGAATGGACGAGTGGTATGACCGATGATGGTAAAGTAAATGATCCAGCTCGATGTGGTAACCCTAACGCAAATCCCGAATTGTTCTCACAAAATTGGGGTAAGGGTACAATCATATCTACACAACACTCTTCAACTTACGAAAATAAACGGATGGCAAAAATCAACTTTCACATGTCAATGAATCACAAGGATCGCTCTCTTTTTCACGCATACCGTGATATAGATGAAGCGTGTCACACCCTACCAGATTCAGTGTTGAAGGATGCAAAAATTTTATATCGAAAATTCAATGAAGAAAAATTGACCCGCGGTGCAGTGCGTCTAGGCATCAAAGCTAACTGCGTTTTATACGCGTGTAGACTTGCAAAAAATCCAAGAACAACTAAAGAAATTGCAGATATGTTTGGAATTCAATCGAAGGATGTTAGTCGAACAACCGATATGTTCAAGGACAATATATTGGGTGCTACAAAGAAAAATTATGTGACGAAAGCATTTGATGTAATGCAGAGGCTATTGAACGCTTTTGAAATTTCTAGAGAAGAAAGACTCAAGTGTAATAGGATGTGTGGAGCCACAGATGATTGTGTTGAACTTATGAGTAAAACCCCTAATAGTGTTGCGTCAGCAATTATATACATTGTTATTGGTCATAGAGTTACAAAATCTGAAATGTGTGAGAAGTGTTCAGTTTCTATCCCTACACTGAATAAGATAGAAGCTATTATTAAAAAGCACTTAGAGGCTAAGAGTTAGTATTAGTATATGACGACGAAGTTGTTTCTTTCTACACCATGTTATGGTGGATTGTGTCTAGAAAAGTATATGAGTAGTATTATTCAACTTCAAGTTCTTTTAATAAAAGAAGGTATTCAATTGTATTTAGATACGACAGAAAATGAGTCACTTGTTCACCGCGCCCGTAATGTAGCTGTAGGACGTTTTATGCAAAAGACTGATTGTGATATGTTCATGTTTATAGATGCTGATGTTCATTTTGATCCACAAGCTGTTGTACGTCTGGTAAAATCTGGTCACGATATATCTGTAGCGTGTTATCCTAAGAAAGTTGTGATGTGGGATCAGGCAGCAAATGCTGTAAAGAGAGGTGATGATCGTGATATGTCTATGTTGTCCTCAAGTCTAGTTATTAACTTTGGTGCTCTTAATCGACCAGTTGTAAATGGGTTTATTGAAATTTTAGATGGTCCAACTGGGTTTATGATGATTAAACGATCTGTATTTAAAACTTTAGAAGACAAATTTCCAGAATTGTGGTGCAAGAATGATCACCAAAATAGGGACTTTGATGACTACCATGCGTGTTTTGATTGTATGATAGATCCCGTGACTAGGAGGTATTTATCTGAGGATTACGCATTCTGTCGTCGCTGGCAACAGTGTGAAGGTAAAATTTTCGCCGATGTAAATACAACCCTTGGACATGTAGGTAATTTACCATTCTCTGGGTGTATGAATGAAAGGCTTAAGGCTTAGACACGACATAGTCGTATGAAGCTTGTCACTTTGTTAGTCACTCGTTCGAAATCATGTAGTGTTAAAACACTTCACACAGTTCTTAGAATTAATCTAACATGCATGCAAAAAGGTGTTGATAATGAAATTTCATATGTAGATGACGACCCTTTCCTAAAAGCTGAAATTATTGAACGTTTCATGAAAACACATGATCGAATTATTTTTGTGGATTTTGGTGTTGCCCTAGATGATGCTTCAGTTGCTGAATGTTTTGAAAAGCATGAAAAGGTTGGTATGGTCGTATTCCCTGGAGTAAAGGATGGTATTGATTGGGGTCTATTTAAACATAAAATTAAAAGTGGTTCGTCTGAACCAGTTGAACAAATGGGTCTTAACTTTGACACGGACGTTTCTATGAAAATATCTAATGATATTTATCGAGTAAAGTCAACACAAGCCAAAGCTTGGTTTATGAATACCAAAAATACCATTAAGTCAATCAAGGATAAGAAATCTGGAAAATGGGCTGTCAATCCCAAGATGTTTGATAAATTTATTGATCAAGGTGTTCGAATTTATGCGTTTACGGCAGCTAAGTTAACGTTAACTTATACACATGAATGTATAAGTAATATCCTCAACGCCGCAGGTGTGAGAGTAGATTAAAGATTATAACTGAACATACAATATGTCTATAAAGTTGGAATCCCCACTTTACAAATATGTTGTGCAGTATATTCACACAAAGTGGGGTAGTAAAGACTACTTTCCCGGGCCTCAACCAATCTCGATTGAGTATAAACACTTTCCCATTCTAAAGGGTGCTGAGTACCTTGTATGTGAAAAAACGGATGGAGAACGGTACATGATGGTTGCTCTTATGTTTGAGGGTAAAAAGAAGTGTGTATTTGTTAATCGCTCTTTCAATATGTTCGAAGTACCTATCAACCTCAAGAAAAGTGCCTACGATGGGACTATTCTTGATGGTGAGTTATACGAGGATACTCTTATGGTATATGATGCCGTATGGGTAAATGGTGAATCAGTTTGG